CAGCAAGCTTACGGTATGTTAGGTAGTCAACACTTTGTTCGCCGTAGGTGCCACCTTGGATCGTCATCTGTTCGTAGTCCCAACCGAAGATTGAGCGGAAGGCGAACACGATCCCTGCCGGAACCTGAGTGCCATAGGCATCTTGAACGGTATGAAGTTGCGACCAAGCGGATGCTGAGGCATCGGGCGCTGCCTCCCAAACCCAACCAGGCAGACTGCCATCGCCATAGTTCGGAATGCGACCAGGACTCACATTGGCAATCAAAGCTGCTGCTGCGAACAATTCAATCTCGCCCAAAGCGCAGTTGAACTCAATCGCCGGTGCAGCACCAACAATTCCTACTCCTGTTGGCACCTTTACGTTGACTTTGAATTCCTGCCAAGCGCCTGTAACGGGAACAACGGCGCCATTTGTTTGTCCGAGTATCTCGCCAAGAGAATTATGCCAAATAACAACTGGCATAACCTGCGTCGCTCCCAATGTTCCCCGTCCAGAGATAACAACTGCTACGTGATCGTCCGCTACAACATCGAGATCAGTTGCATCTGGAAAGAGCCTTACCCACCTCTGCGCATCCACAGCCCCGGCGAGCATGTTGGCAAGGCCTGTCTTCGAGGTCGGATCGACAACGTTCGTCAAGTCCAGAGTTTCTGACCCTGTTACCGAGTATCCTCTCCAACCAGTAACACTGGCCGGTCGCGGATTGGTAACAGCGTTATACAGGGGCAGATCGGACTCAGGGAGAGATTCCTCATTTACAACGATCTCAAGCCGGTAGGCATCTCCGCCATCGCGCTCGCGAAAGTACACGTTGTGTACAACGCCAGGCTTTAGAAGCGGAGCGCCAGCCGCCTCAATAGCTGCCGTCGTCCCGCGCTTCATGAATCCGAGGCCCTTGATTAGTTCACGAGCCTGGGCGGGAGTTACAGAGGCCGGAAGCTTGACTCCGACACATTGCGCCAACCAAGGCAGCGCCCAGTCCGGGCAGATGTCAACATTGAAGATCGGCTCCCAAGGAACATACGGATCGGGAGGATCAACAACAGTCGCGATCTGCTCAAACGGACGCATCATGGCTTCTGCTAGGTAGCCATGCGCGTAGCCAAACTGCTTGTCTACTTCCTTGCTCTGTAGCTGTTCAGTGCGCTCGCGCAGCCGCTCGCCAAGCGGAGTGTGAACAGGCGGGAGTGCGGTTACAAAGACAGGCATTACGTCAGATCAAGGTCCACGAGGACCGGAACCGGGAACAGGCCCGTTCCGATCAGAAGATCAGCGGCTGCCCAAGCCGAATCCGGCTCGCCATGCAAGCGCATGAAAACATCTTCGCAGTACCAAGTTGCCTGGCCTCTGTTGAGGAAGTCTACAACCTCGTACAAACGCAGCTTCGTATCCCCATACCAGGCCGAGTCATCGCTGCCAGGAAGCTGCCCATATCCCTGCGGAGACAACCAATCGGTAATCATCTGCGTCGAAGTTGAGATCGCATCGGCCTTGGTGCGATTCGGGTACGGCGTGACGACCGCCTTTACGTCAACTTCGACGTACAAGGGCTTCATAACAAAGTTGAGGAAGTTGACCTCGCGATTCGCGTCAAGAAGCTCGTACACGTCGGTCATCAAGTCGGTGGTTGGCTCGCTTCCTCCCGCACCAGTAATACAAACCGTCGTACAGCGCGGCTCGTTGTGCAGGGTTCCAGCCGGTGCCGGTTGCGGCTGATACATGTCGAAGTCGCCGACAGCCATGCCAGCGTCTCGTTGCGCTGTTCCTGGGTAGAGCAAATTCGCCACGGTCACTCGTCCGACGCCAGGAACTGTTGCAGCCATTGCTGCGTGATCCTCGGGCAGAATCGGTCGCGGAGCCAGAAGCGAGATGACCGTCGTAAGCCGGTCCAAGTAGTCGTCGGCGGACTCAGGATCAGAGCCACCGCCTGCACCCGCTGCAACAATCGACTCGATGCCTTCCACTTCGTCGATCAACTGGCAGTTGCCGAACGAACTGTTCATCTCAACGCCGACATCGCGAGAGATCAGAACAACGTCTGCCGTGCCTCCGCCATTGATCGCAACAAGATCACGATCCGTGTTAAACACGTACATGTTCCCGTCGGCGTTCGGAACACCCACCTGCGAGTCCGCTGGGAAGGTAACGGCAGGAGTATCAACTGCCCAGGTTACCACAGCCGCAGTAGTTGCCTGTTGTCCATCGAGCATCGGGATGCCAAAGACCGATGTCCCCAGCGCAGCGAACGCCTCTGCTGGAACGATCATTGCTTGGTCGAGTAGTTCCCCGGCAATCTGGCCGGACCCCTCGATCATGATCGTTTCAACATTCCCCGGTCGGGCTGTGAAGCCGAGGATGCTGGTCTCCATGTACTCCAGACCAGTGGCGGTCAGCGTCGTCGTGTCACCAAGAAGCGCGAGTTCGATATACATTACTCGTCCACCATGTCGTCGCTCGCCGGGAGGGTTACACTTACGTTCACGGTCGTGGTTCCGTCCGCCTTGTTAATCGTTTCGATGGTTGCGTTTACACGCGGCTCGTAGTCAGCAATTGCTTCAGCAATCGCTTCGATGTCGATTGGCTGCGTTTCAAAGGTCGGGTCTGGAATGCCGAAATCTGGATCCTCGGGCCGCGTGTGCAGTCCAAACGACAAGATCGCCTTTACAGCATCAACGGCCTCGGCATCAGAGTCTTGCTCTTGAGTGGCATAGACTCCGTTGAAGTAACGGATCGGAAGCGACAGGTGCGGAATTGGATCCATTAACTGGTCTCCATTCCTTCCTCTGGATCAGGAGTCGGCCTCATTGTCGGGGACGGCAGGTGATCGACATGGTAGTCCAACTGTGTTGGGCTTGAGCTACTAGTGAGCACGCCGTTAATCATTTGCACAGCGTTGACCGAGCCGGTGTAGTACAGAGCGCTCTGATCAATAGGCTCCCCGCACTCATCGCAAATAATTTGCGTTCCCATGATTCTCCTTATTGGACCCAGATAGGGGTGATGCCGATGCGCCCATACAGAAAGCGGTTCGACGTGCTGTTGTTGCAGACGATATATAGGTTCAGGTCGGCTGGGGCGGCGTTGACGGTCAGCTTTCCAAACGTGCTCAGCGAGATTTGACGTCCAGCACCTGGCGCATTATCGACATCGACCAGGCCTACTCCAGCGTCAACGCCGCCAATATAAGCCAGACATTGCCGATAGCCAGAGCTGGGGACGTTATTGTAGAACACCGCGCCCATATCAATTCGGTACCAGCCTTTGAGCGGAACCTGGATATACGGACCGCTGCTCCAAAGAACCGGCGTTGGACTTGCCGAGGTTTGGTCGCCGATTATATCAGTTACCCAAGGAGCACCGCCGACAAAGTTCCACGACGAGCCGTTCCAGCACAGACGCCAACGTACACCGATACCGACCATCGTTGCATTGGCGTACTCAACGGTGTCTCCGATAACTGGAGAGGCCGGAAGCGCCGAGACAACTGGAACCTTTCCGCCAAAGTCGCCCTTGGGACCTTGGGGGCCAGGTTGTCCTTGATTGATACGAGTAATTGTTACATTGCCAGAACCATTGCCCGCCACCGTCGAGTACATCGGAAAAGTAAGCACATCGCCAGCGCCAAGCTTTACGGCCTCTGAAATTTCCCGCGTAACGCCGATGCCACCAGGACCTGTAATCATCGATGTATCAGACTGCCACCAAGCACTACCATTAATTGTTATTTGAAGTAGTGACCTTGTGGCGCCAGCAGGAGAAGTAGACAGCGCCGAAACTTGATAGATACCGGCGTCACGAACAACAATTGACCTTGGATCACCGGAAGGAATTGTATAGGCCGCTGCATCTCCGGATCCATTATTCTTAATGTGCGTCGGAATCACCCAAACTCCTGCCGACATAACGGCAGAGAAGTTTGTTGTCAAGAAGTTTGGCTCGGCCGGAGCCATTGCCGGGCCAACTGGTCCTTGAGGACCACTTCCAGATCGAACTGCCCCAAAAAAGCTAGTTGATGCAGTATAGCTCGCGCTGGAATCTAGATAAACACATGCACTTATAACATCGCCAGCCGCTAGCCATCCGCTCCAACTTAGGCTTGAGTTCGCCCAAGCTGCATAAGCGGTATCAACAGCAATGTTATAGCCATTCGCCTTGAGGCTGAACTGCGCGCGAGCACCTGCGGGACCAATTGGAGTATTCATTCCCATTGTGCTCGTAAGTACATATGCCCCGGCTACCAAACAAGTCATAGACCCATTGGCGTTTCGCTGGAAACATGGCGTGGCGCTTTGAGAAGCAATTGCACCAATTGGGAGAACAGTCTCCCCAGCAGCGGTACCAGTACTTGTTACCGCACCGTTATTACACTGAACATAAGAATCTGAGAATCCAGGAGCACCAGCGGCGCCTGCGGGGCCTTGTGCCCCTGCCGCGCCTGCTGCACCAGCTGCGCCTGCGGGGCCAGGAGGACCGGCAATCGTGTTAGCGCTTAGCGTGGCGCCCTTTACCTTAACCAGCAGCGCGAGAACAATGTACGGCGGAAGGTTGTTATGAGCTGCTCCACCACCTGCCGAGGCAATTGTGTGTTTGTGGTCGGGCGCATCCTGTCCGTCCGTCGCCACATAGCCGTAGGTGCCAGGAGTTCCTGGTGGAACAATTTGGTTGACGTTGAAGCCAGGCTGCACACCCGGATGATCGCCACTCGCCCAAGGCACTTGAAAGCTCGTGTTATGAGAGTGAATCTGCGCGCGGTCACGGAAGCCAGTCAGTGCTCCATGATCGTGAGCAGGAATCTCTCCCAGAGTTAGCAGGTGAGTTTCTTCGCCACCGACCGACCCAACAGTCTTGGTGCCGGAACTATAAATGAACTTGTTCGAGTAGTTCGGGACATTAAACTGCGTCGTGGTATAAGACCACATCGCGTTACCGGCGTCAGCTTCCGCCTTGGCGAAGTCCCAACCCTGCGGGTAGTCCGCCTTATTGTAAGTTGCCCCATTGGCCATAACGTATCCCTCAGGGAAGCTTGCCTTCCCCGACCACGTCATTACGCCGCCAATCGGATAAGTGTCGTAGCCTGCGGGACCTACATCGCCCTTGTCGCCCTTATCTCCCTTTGGGCCTGTTGCGCCTGCGGGGCCTGGCTCTCCATCGTCGCCGGGAGGACCAGCAACCCCTGCCGCACCAGGCGATCCTGCGGGAATGCCAAAGTCAAACTGGAAGAAGTTCTCAGGTGATTCGGTGACATCTACCGTGGCAGGTGTACCAGGCGCTAGTGTAGACGCTGAGGCTCCTGCATTGACGTCCACATCGCCGCCGCCACCGGCGCCCCCTCCGCTCACAATCCATGCGCGCCCCGTTTGATCGATGTTAATGCAAACCTCGACTCCAGGAGCTGTCGTACCTGGATTTACAATCGGTCCCCATAGTGCTCTTGAATTGTCTACTCTGCCCCAAAGCTTTCCAGACTGACGAACGGTCACAGCCCGGAGCACCTGTTGGTCAATTGCCTTTTCTCTGACCTTTGTCTTGAATAGATCGTCCAGGTACGGCATTACATACCCGGCCAATGACGCTTTTGGAAGCTGCCCTGATCCTTGCGCGCTGTCTTGCGCAGGTTTGGCCCGTCACCCGACACGCCGTCTCCATGCGCCGAGGTATCAAACCGCTTGTACATCATTCCAGCGGCTTCCTCGAACTGGATCCAAACATGCGAGTTGTTATACATCACAGTAAAGAGATGGCCCGAGCCGGGGCTGCCCCACTTATTGAACTGCCCAGATGTTAGCGCAACTTCAGGAAGGTCCTTGTCCCAAAGGTCTGCCCGCCATAGCGCCAGACTGCAACTGCTGGAGCAGTCGAGTCCGTCATAGCCGTGAACGGTGGAGAGGTCTTTACTGTGGCCGCCGCCCCACTCATATCCATTGTTGGCAAGAGTAATGTGCTTGCAGATATTGTAGAGCTTTCCAATATCTCCCTTGGTGCCCTCGCCTGAGACGCCTGTTGTGCGATCACCGATGTCCGCTGCCGGTTCCTTCTTGGGAGTCATTGGCTGCTTAATCGTCAGATCGGCAAAGTTCCCAAACCAATCTCTCTCAAGCTCCGTAACAAGCCAACGACCATCAGGCAGTCCGTAGTCCTGAACCATAATGTTGCATCCAGGATAAGCCGACCAATTATCCAGAACAACTCGCATCGTGCATTCATTGGTCGCCTTGTTCCAGTCCATCTCCCAAGGGAAGCTCAGGACCCTGTAGTCGCCCTTGTGTACCGTCTCCGAAATCTCACGACGAAATAGGTCAATCTCGTCAATGATGAACATTGCGCGACCTACAGGGAACTCGCGCCATTGAACTTCATCAACTAGGCGGAGGGAACAGTCCCAAGAGTTCTCGTCAGCGTCTCTTTGGTACTGGTAGCTCTTGCGGTACTGGCCTCCGGACTCGTCCACGGAGGTTGCGCCGCCCGACCAGGCTTCAAGCCACTTGTCGGCTTCGTCCATCCAAGGACCATAGTTCTTCCGGCCCTCAGTCGGACGACCTTCGCCAGACCCCTGCACATGTTGCGCGATCCGGTAGGCGGGCCAATCAGTGTGATCCTTGGCGAGCTTAATTGCCCCACCTTCGCCGGTGAATCCTTTCGTCATGAAGACGTGAACGCAATCGCTAATGTCCATCGGGTCGATGTCAAGAGCGTGCGCTGTCGAGGACTCGACTTGGAACATGCCCTTTGAAGTGCCAAGACCGTCGTCTGGATTCTCAACCTTGGCCTCGGTAATGACCGTTAGGACAACTGCCTTAACAGAGCGCTTTGTCGCCCCACGCTCGGACCAAGCCTGTTCGAGAACCTCGTCCATGTTGCGCTTTTGGTCACGATTGGCAGGCTTGCCCTTGACCGTAAGACCGGCGACATTCTTCAGGCTCTTCTTCTTGGTCGGCGTATCGTCGTCGGTGTTCTTTGGCTTGCTTCCGCGATTGGGAGCGTATACGTCAGGCAACGGCGGATCGACCATTACCGTTATGTCAAGTGACCGGCTAAGAGCGTCATCTACATCAGGCTTCGCCTGCGGCTGTGACTTGAACAACTCTGGGCAAATAACCGGAATCGACTCAGTTTTGATTTCCCGAATCAGCGACAGAAGGAACTGTGCCCTAGTATTTGAAGCCCTACTGGCGCTCTTGGCGCCCTTCTTCCTCCGCAGCCAATAGATGATGCGATCCTCAAAGACCAGCGTGTAGCCGTCGAGGTCATCGCCAGAAACCTTAGTGAGCCGAAACGGAACATCATCCAAAGTAAGCTCCACAGCCCGGCCCTGCAATGTTGGAGCATCCAACAGGTTGCCCCGTTCATCGGTAAGCGTGTCGAACTTGTTTCGCTTCTGGTTGGCGCTAAGACGATGAACAGTTCGTCCAGCTTTCTCCGAGAACAGATGCCCCTTGGGATCAAGGATCGTCATCGTAATCGTGCTAGCGCCTTCAATCGTGCGATTGACTGTCAGGCTGCTAATTGCACCAACCACGTCGAGCGGGCGCCCACCGTCCCAAGTAAGGACCAAGTCATCGAGATCCATGTCAGGACGCATCCCGACAAGCTCCCATTTGAGAAAGCTTTTCTTGGACGCCCAATAGGTAGCGTTGAAACGCTTGGTGCGTGCTTTCACCTTAGTGCTTGGCACGCGACTTGCCCTTCATCTTCTGGGCGTTCTTGGTAGCCGGGACTCTGATCTTCGATCCATCCCGCAAATTCTGTTTCGCGGCCTTGACGACCTTCTTGTTTAGCTCACGAATGTCCGTCCATTGGCACCCGATCTTCATCGCGATGCTGGTCGGCGTATCGTTCTTTTTCACTGTCCACGTAACAGTCTTCCCCTTAGGGCTACCGGTCGGGGAACGCGGCGAAACGTAACGCGGCGGATTGTACTCGCGCACAGTCATCGTAATCAACGAGCGCGCAACCTTGAAGTTTGTATCAGAGCGGATCGAATCGCCAATCTCCATCGACTCGATTACCCAGTCGATGTTCGGGAACTCAGGAATCCCCTCGATGGCTAGAAGTCCCGGCTGCACGTTCACGTCGCCACGAGCCACAGCCCAGAGGTTCGCGATGTTGGGGGTCTGAGGATCGAGGAAGCGGTCAGCAAGCCGTTGGCTGCCATCCGGTCCGGTCCGGAAGCCATCGAGCATTAGCGACAACTCACCTTGAAGCGGCTCGACTCCCCGCCAAACAGTCATACCGACCTGCTTGGGGTGATCCTCTATCTCCCAGCCCATCGTGCCGCTGACGATGCGCGGCGACTCAGGGCCAATGAGACAAGTAAGGTTTAGCCACGGAGCATCGCACGTCAAGCGCACGTAACCAGCGGGAACAGGAATCTTGGGTTTAGCTTCAGCAGGCATTACCTATGCGCCATCTTGTCAGCGGTGTTCTTAGCGACAGACTTAGCCACGATCTTCCCGTCAAGGATCGTATAGTTGTTAATGTTCCAACCGATTGTCGGAGCACCCCACGCACCGGCCTTGGAACCCTTGCCGCCATTAACAAGCGGACTGTAGGGCTTTCCGCCAGGAGGAACTGCGGGACCAAGCGGCGCCAAAGCGTCAGGTCCCTTGGATCCTTGGTAGAGCGAGTTGGCTGCGGCGACTCCCGGCACAATGCCGCCAAAGACTCCCATTAGTCCGTTAAACACCTTACTGCCTTGTGACTTCAAACCGCGCCAGAACTGCTTGGCGATTTCCGACCCAAGCAGATAGAACACACCAGCAACGACCGAGATGTTCTGCTTAATGAAGTCGGATCCAGAGATCAAACCCTTGGAGAACTTCTCCCAAGTCTCAAGTAGCTTCAGAATTGCACCCTCAAGCTTGCTACCCGGCTTAACGAGCGGGTACAACTTATCCGCGAGAATCAACCCAAACTTGCGGAACACTCCGCTCGCCCTGCCGACAATTGCCATCACCAGCTTGAAGGGCAGAAGCAGGAAGCCAAGGAACTTGCCCATCACGCCAAGCACCTTAACGGCAGTGTTGAAAATCTTGCCGGGGCCAAAGATGAATCCGATGGCGAACCCAATCCAGTAGAACAACTTGCGCAGAGGCTTCAACTTTGTACCCAGCCAACCAAGGACCGTGGCAAAGATTTTGAGGACCGGGATCGCTAGCTTCAATATCGCGATGAAGCCGCCGAATGCGCCAACAGCAATTCCCTTGAGGAATGGACCGAGGACATTGTCCCAAAATGGCTTGGCTGGTGCAAGTGCATCCATTAGGTCGCCAAAGTAGCCGCTGACGGCCTTCCAAATCTTACCTAGCTTTGTTCCAACCTTCTGTGCGAGGCCAAGTTGCTTATCTGGGGTGAACAACCCCTTCTTCTTCTCGCCAGGCTTCTGCTGAGCTTGGTCGAAAGCAACCTTCAAGTTCTTCTGGAAGCGCTTGAAGCCTCCGGACCGTCCCCACTTCACGATGCTTGTCTCGATCTTGGTGATCGCCGGGAGGACCTTCTTCTCCAAGTAGTCAAAGAGCGGCTTAACAGCGAACCCGAGGATCATCCGGGAGTAATCACGGATCGTCGAGATCAAACCGTTGAAAGTCTTGCTCTGCTTCTCGGCCATCCCCTTGTAACGCTTCTCCATCTGCTTGGCGAGGATGTCAAGGCCCTTCTTGGCCGACACCTGGCCCTTGCGCAACATGCCATTTAGCTTGGCGCCTGTAACTCCAAGTCCCTCCGCGAGCATCTGATAGGCGGGTAGACCGGCGTCAGCTAGCTGGAGGAGTTCCTCCGAGTACACCTTGCCCTTGGCCTGCATCTGGCCAAGTGCGCGGGTGATGCGGTCGATGCGTTCTGGGTCCGCACCGACCGCAGCGACAGCGTCACCCACCTTCGACAATAGCGGCAAAACTTCATCCGCCGCCATGCCAAAGCCTAGAAGTTTCTGAGCAGCCTGAGTAATCTGCGGGAACTCAAACGGAGTCTTGGCCGCTAGATCAAACAGCTTTTGGAGCATCTGGTTCGCAGCACTTGTGCTATTAAGTAGCTCAGCGAACGCGACCTGGGATTGCTCCATTGAAGCCTCGAACTTGATGCCGACATACGCACCCGCTGCTGCCAGCGCCCCGAGTGCAAACGTCAAACGCCCAGCCATGTGCAGGACGTTGCCCATATTGAAGGCAGACTGGTTAAGTTGCCCTCCCATCTTCTTCGCCGTGGTCTCAACGGCAACATTGGCGCGCCCCAGACGCTCGCCAGCCGCTGCTGCGGCATTCATACCTGCTGTATAGGTCCGCTGACCCATCAGCTTCAGGTTAGTAATAATGTTGTCGGAGATAGAGGCCATGGTTTATTTCATTGCTCTTGCTAGCTCACCGATGATCTTGTTAGCGAGAAGGTCATCTCGCTCATCCATCATCTCGCGCGCTCGGCGTGCAACAATAAGCAACAGGTCCCGTTCGATTGGATCTTCTGAGCCGACTATACGGCTTGGATCAACGCCGGAGATGGCGCACTGGGCGAGGGTGTCCCGCCATTCGCGCCCGAGGATTTTCCCACGTCAACCTTCTTGGCGGGGTCCTGCATCCATTCCATCAGGTCGTCGCCATGCGAGACAATCGACATCGCATTGCGACCGAACAGAAGAATGATGACCTCATGAGCGGTCAACTCTCCAGCGGGTGCCTCGGGGTTGGGGTTCGGCGGAACGATGTCCAACAGAACCGCGAGCCGATGCTCAAGGCGAATGACACCGTGCTCGTCCTTGAGAACCAGCGAGTTGCCCTCATCGTCATAGCCCGTAACGCACAGGCACGCCTGCGCCATGAAGGTCATCGCGAGCGCCGTCAGCTGCGGGTTCTTGGAGGTCTGGTTCTGCCGCGCCGCGAGGAACCGATCCATCGGCGCCTGGTCGAGCACCTTGTACTTGATCTTGAGCTTGTCCCCGAACTCGCCACCAACCGAGAACTCCTCGGTGTGCTCCTCCTGCTGAAGCTTGGCTCGCGTGCGGAGGTTCCCCAACACGCTGTTCGTGCTGTGACCATTTCCATTCGGGGCCACAGCCCCGGCAGACGTGGTGTCTGCCGGGGAAGAAACGTGGAGATCGCTCACGAGAACGCGACCGTGTCGCAGGTGAACTCCAGGGAGATGAGCGCCGGGTCATTCGACTCGGAGTCCAGGTCCGGAGGAGTCAGGGTCTTCAGCGTGCCGCCGAGCGTCATCAGGTTCCCCTTGGGGTTCCCGGCGATGTCGAGCATCTGCACGCCCAGCGCCCCGCGACCGTTCCCCACGCGGGGGTACAGCCACGGCAGAAGCGGGTCATCCCGCGACCAGTCGAACAGGCGCCGGAACGTCGTGTTCCCGATGGTCTTGGTGCCACCGAGGCTGATCTCCGAGGCCATGTTGCCCGGCTTGTACTTGTTCTCCTCGGAGTCGATCTCACCGCCCTCCTTCTTGTCCCAGATGCCAAGGTCCTTGCCATCGATGACGAGAGTGAGTAGGTGAGTGTCCTCACGTGTCGGATTTGCGCTCATGCTGCTGGGACTTCCTGATCCGTGGGAACCTTGATGATGTTCACCTTGATCCACTCCGCGACCTTGCTGGTCCGGAGGTAGAGGGTGACATGGACCTCGCCTGCGGCGATGGTCTCATCGGTGTTGTTGCGCGCGTCGCAGACCACGCGGAACGACTGGTCCGGAGTTGCGCCGAACAGTGCGCCCGCCTGGAAGAACGGGATCAGAACGCCGGTGCAGGCGTTCTTGATGCGCGTGAACAGCGTCTGGCGGCCATCGACCGAGTTGAAGACGTACTCCTCGACCTGGGCCTGGACCGCATGCGCGATGTTCATTATCACGCGGCTCTCCTGGAAGAAGAGCCAATTGGTCTCATTCGGACCGGCCACGGTGCGGTAGCCATAGGTCCGGACGTTCTTGTACAGGTATCGCCCGAGGGACACCCCTGCCGCGTTGAGGGCGAAGCGGTCGGCGTCGCTGTAGTTCTGGGCGAGACCGAGTGCCCGCTTGGAGATGGCGTTGGCGCCCGCTGCGACCAGCGAAGCGTCGTTCATCCGATCGACCTTGGCGATCAGACCCATCTCCATGCCGCCGAACGGGATCGTATTGATCTGACCCTTGGCGTCGCCGGGGTAGTTGACCCAGGTGCCGAACCCGATGCACAGACGGTCGCCTGGCATCCCGTACAGCGTTGACACAGCCGAGAGGAGGTCTGTTGGATCGGACGTGTTCTCGAAGTCGAGCACACCGCACCGATGGTAGTTCTCGGCGTGGAGTCCGACCATCTGATGCACGGTCGGGTCGTACTCGCCAGGGCAGTTGACCTGTCCCGGACCCAGATCGAAGGTGAACAAGTCGAGGCCGGACTGGTAGTCCGCCGCCGCCTGCGCCCCATCCGCTCCGGTGGTAAGCGTCGCCACCGCATTCAGAGCCGGAAGGTCATCCGAGTCTGCCAGCGGCGCGATGACGTTGACGAACGAAGACTTCTCATTCGCCCACGCCTTCGCCTCATCGTACGAGGCGACATTCGGAGAAGTCTCGACAACGGTGCCGTCGTACTCCACCTTCAGGCGAATCGCAGAGGCTCCACCGCCGACCGGCGCGATGGAAGTCGCCTTGACCTTGTTCCCCCAGGCTCCATCGGACTTGGCTGCGAACGTGGCGAAAGTGCCAAGGGCGCCCTCGGCAGCCACGCCAGCTGCTGTTGCGTTGCGACCGATGTACGCGGTTTTGCCACCCTCTGCGAAGAAGGCACCAACCGAGTCGTACATCAGCGCTGCGCCATTTCTACCGCCGCACAAGGCGCGGTAGTCGGTCATGTTCTTCACGGTCGTCAGCGGAGCACCGCGCTCCGTGTAACCGGCAAACATGCCCTGGCTCGTGTCGAGGATCGCTTGACCTTCTTCAAAGGTCTCAATCACCTCAACATCAACGCCGGGTCTTGGCACTACGTCACCTCCATCCTATGGGATTCGTTCATCGGTAGGAACTTTGATCGTTTCGACGACCACCGTATCGACCTGCGGCCAAACAGGGATATCAGGATCGGCTGGATCAGGTTCGGGAACAGTATGCAGTGGTCCTGTTCCCCAAGTCGTTACATCCTTAGCGGCAACATAGAACTCTGCCCAAGCGAGGCAGATTGTCCGGTCAGAGTCGCTGGTTAGACCGTCGTATCCCTCATCGACCCAATCGATCATCCCGAGGATCGTGTCTACCGTCGGGTCCTGTGCCGCTTCATCCCTCTTTTGAACCATGACCGTACGGATCGCCAGGACATATTCCTTGGCGCGCCTTTGTGCAATGGGACTTGCATTGACCTTCTTTCCGCGCGCCGAGACAACTGCCCCAATACGGTAGTTCCAAATCGCCTGATAGCTTTGCCCAGGGCGACGGGAACCACTTTTACGCGGAGGCTCTTGGATTCCTCGATTGGCGATGATGCAAGTCGGAGTTTGGTCCTCCGGCATGTGCTCCAACTCGTAACTGACGCGCCACGTGCGGAACGGAGCCAACTCGTCCGGGTCATCGCCCGAGCGTCGAGCCACTTCCTGCAAGTATGTGCGGTCCCAATCCTTTAGCATCGTCACGATTGCATCATCTACATGATGCGCACCGACCATTCCGCCAAACTGCGGATCGTATGGGTAGGGGATATTAACCAAAACGGTACCCCTCCATAAGAACGACGCTCATCTCGAATGCCATGAAGGTGCCATCCTTCTGGCGAAGATGGATCGGACGCTTGGCCATACGCCGCGTACCGACCTGGTGGAAGTAGAGAATGTCGTTGTGAACGAGGATTTCCAGGAAGTCAGGACCCTCGACAGTATCGGGGTCCATCACTTCTGCCCTCATCTTGCCGGTGGCGTTTAGGATCGGGTGTTCGCCCGGAATACCATCGCGGACACGTTGACGGATTCGCTCGCCCGACAGCGGGCGCCAACCAGGACCTTCCTGGTCGAATGATCTGCGATACCCTTCAACAGCCCGCTTCGTAACAGCGGGCCAAGCTGGTCGCATGTCCTCAGACCTTCGAGCCATACTGCGCAGCTTTCTGGCGACTAGCTCGGCTGAGTTAGCCTTGGCTTGAAAGCGGCTCACGACTCGTCCTCAACACTCTTGCGAGAGATGTGCACGAAAGGAACCAGAAGTTTGGCTGCAAGACCAATGCCTGCTGCTAAGACCCAACTGCTCATCTGCTGAAGGTCTTGCAAGTATTCTTGAAAACTATATTCTTGGTCTTGTAGGCAGACAAAGCCGCCGACAACAACCACGAAAGCCGTTAGCCCAAGCGCGACGTAGACAATCATCAAGACTGCCCTATCAAGCTGCCAGGACATCCATTCTTGACGTTCTGTTCGCTTAGGAGCTTGGATCTTTACCATTGGGTCTGCCACCCAATCAGTCCGCCGCCATCGACCGGGAAGCTGTAGCTCGGGCCGGGACGGAAGCCTTCACCGGCATCATCAGGAATCACTTCGCCGCCTCGGCACTCAACCGCTGCGTCGATCAATCCAGTAATGCTCTCATTGAAAAGTTCGCGGTAATTCTCATAGGGCGACCGATCAGATCGCACCTGCTCAGGGAAGTAACTTAGCTCAACCAGCATTGCCGCCAGCAGTGAAACCAGATACGCTGCGTTGGCGCGGACATCGGGAGCCGTAGGACAACTCAGAGGCGGATCATTCAGTGACCCAGTGCGTGCCAGAACGACGGACCCGGCCTGCTTTATGAGGATTTCAACTTCCTCGCCAGTAGGCCGGGTCTCATCGTTGAAGGTTCCCAACTCGTCGTCAGCCGTGTCTTGTGTGCGAGCGCGGAGGAGCGCGCCCACGTCATCGACCGTCGGAAGGACAAAGTCAGAGTCGGGAACAGGGACCATGATTACGCCTCGATGATCTTCTTGAGGCGCGTGACGAGCGAGGACCTTGGCTGACCGCCGGTGGCCTCGTTCTCGGCGTCCAGCAACGCCTCGGCGTTGTCGGGATCGTCGCCAGCCGCAGCGACAACCGCATCGACCGTCGGCTTCTGGGTCTTGATCCAGAGAACCAGCGAGTCGTGGTCATCGAAGTTGAGTTCCTCTGGCACCTCATCGGTGCCCTCGGTGGACTCTTCTCCATTGGAGCCGTTGCTGGCGGCGGGAGCGCCACCGCGCAGCACACGAAGCTCATCCTCGGTGAAGAACGCGCCCAGTTCCTCGCCGCGCGCCAGTTCGTCCTCGGGGATGTCATCCAGGTTGATCGCCTGGAAGCGTTGCGCGTGAACGGTCCGGAACTTGGCACGTTCGATGTTGCGCTTGCTCTTGGCGATGACCGGGTTGCCCTCCGCGTCGAGCACAGGCACCCGATAGGTGAACAGCTTGTGCTTGACGTAGACGAACTCAGCGTCGTCGGTGGCTTCGCGCGCCGCAAGGTTCTGGACGTCGGTCACGGCGTGCCGTCCAGACCCTTGTAGTGGAGCAGGACGAACTTGTTGTCGACGAACCAGAGCGGGCGAACGCTGGTCTGCACCCACGTACGCTCGGTCTTCTGTTCCCGCCACGTCTCCGTGCCGAGTGGCTTCTCGATCCGCGTCTGACCGCAGCCCTGGGACTGGCAGACGATCGCTTCCCCAGCCGTCATGCGCGGGCTGGAGTAGATGGTCGGGATACCCGGCGCCGTCAGCGATCCGTAGATCGCCACCAGAGCCAGGACTTCCTGCGGGTTGAGGATCCACAGGTTGAAGTCCGCGCCCATCTCGTCGGTGGCGGCGATCATGTCGGCGCGACCGAAGTCATAGGCGGGGGCCTGCTGAGGCGGATCCACTTCCGGGTCGTACGACGACCAGTCATTGCCGATGATGTCGCGGGACCCATCGGCCAGGGCAGCGTTGACCGTCTCGACCGCACGCTGGTTGAGCTTGCGGACGACCACGTTGCCCAGCTGACGCGTCATGCGGACGAAGGTGGCGGCATCGTTGCGATCCCTGGCCTCGTCCGTGACGTAGTCCTTCGCACCCCACTTCTCGACCTCAGCGACATTCGGAACCATCGCCTCGGTCGTGACGAGCGGGAACTCAGCGGCGGGCGCGATCTGCTCGACATCGCGACCGGTGTACAGCTCGTTCTCCTGCGCCTCGTCAAAGACGACAGCGCCGCCCTGAACCGAGCCGCCGTTAGCGAACAACTTGTCGGCGATGAATCGTTCCGCCGTGATGTCCATGATCATGCGCGTGATGCGCGTCGGCTGCTTCAGCATCGTCTCCACGACGATGGTGTTGCCGACCTTCTTGGGCGGACCGAACGGGTGTCCGGGAGCCACCGGGTAGGCGGTGGAGGCCGCCATCACCTTGCCCTTGGAGGCGATGATGCCCGGTTCGAGGTTGACGAACCCCTCGTAGTCCTTCAGCGCCGCTGCGGCCTTGGTCACAGCCCGAGCGCGCGTGGTGGTGAAGTGCTGGACGCGGGCGCCCCGCTTGGAATTGAGCAGGTTCGTGCTCATAGCGAGGTTCCCAGCTTGATCACGGCGTCCTGACCGGGCGGGGTCGTGGACCAGGAGCGACCGCACGCGGTGGCCTTGTCAGCCGCCTTGTCCGCCTTGCCCTGGGCACCGACCTTCACCCAATCACCTGCGGTCAACTGGACCGCCGCCTCGATTGGGACGACCATGTTCATGCAGAGCACGGTCACCACGGATGACTGCTTGCCCGTCACCTTGCCCGTCGCGTCTGCGCTGGCAGCGCAATCCGCCTCGGCCACGCCGACCGGCTCGTCACCGGCGCCTGCCGGTGCGATGAGGATGTTGCCGCCCGCGCCGGTGGGCGCGAGGCCCAGCGAGGCAGGGTTCTTGGGACCCGACAGCTTGACGAAGCGCTTGCCCGTCACGTCGGCGGTGGGACGACCGGTTACACGGCCACCGGGTTCGTAGATGGGGACACAGACGTTCGTGGCCATTTACATTCCCCTCCGCATCACGTTGGCGTTGGGGTGGTAGACCTGACCGGCCTGGGCGGCGGCGGCCACTGCGGCATCGCGCGCCTTCCTGGCCTGGACCTCGGGCAGCCACTCGGGCGGGTAGGCGTCATCTTCCTGACCGTCGCCCAACTCGCCGCCAGCGGCGGGAATGCCACCCGCCTCCGCGACCGGGATCAGGCCCGGAGCCAGACCACCCTTGTCCGCAGCAGCGGTCAGGAGCGTCTTGGTACCCTCGGGGTCCTTCTCCCAGGAGTCCTTCCAGTGTCCCTCGCGGGACTTGGGAATCCGACCCTGCTGGATGGCGGCCGCGATGGCCGTATCCCGGTCGGTGTTGTTGAAGCGAGCCAGAGCGGCATTGCCCGCCTGGGCGCCAGCCATCAACGCCTGGTAAGTGGCCTCATCGAGCGTGCGAACACCAGCGGCGACAGGTGACTGCGTGGGCGAAGCCACAGCCGGGTCGTTGGGGTTCGAGCCGCTCGGCCCAGTCAGGTTGGGGATGGAAGCCCCTGCCGCCTGGGTGGCCGAATCGGTTGTGCCCGGAGCCTCGGCCCCTGGTGCCTTGCCACTGCCGCCGCCTGGGGTATAGATGATGCCTGCGGCCGACAGCGCTTCAACAAGCGCGTCATCCGTGGCATCGTCTCCCAGTCCAACGAGAGCGCGAAGCGCCTTGGGGTCGGGAACCGTGGCAGTGGTACCTGCCACTTCGATGTCCTTTCGACTTTCGTCACGGCTTGCGTACACCGCGACTGGTTTGCGATACTGATTGAGCACGGACATGGCCGCCAGAACTGCGGTGGCCTTCTCCTGCTCCTTGGGCTTGTCGACGAATTCTTCGAGAACAGCCACTCTCTCTCCGAATGTGACCTCCTGCCCAGCCACCGTGTACGGCACTCGGTAGAGATCACCAGAAGACTCGTCCTCCACGATCAGTTCATCGGGGTCGTAGTACTGACCTCGAATCCAGATGTTCCAGGAGTCGCTGCCTTCCAGCGAGCTGTAGTATTGACGTCGAACCACATCGACGTCAAGTCTGGCCTGAACCGGCGAACCGGCAGCGGCCACCGTCACATCATCCACCTCCTCGGTTGTATAGATCGTAACGTTGTCGGGGCCGTCCGCCGAGTACAGCGCCTTGATATCGTCCAAGGTGCTAACTCCAGGCCAACGTACTCCGAGAAGTGCCAGACCGGTAATAACCAGTCCCCAAGAGTGTCCTGTATTCGTTACAACACCGATTTCGCCATCAATCGAGCGTCCAGGATAGGCGCCAGGCAATGCCGTCGCCAACCAACGAGGAACATTCTCATAATCGCCGATGATCGTGTGCCCCGACTGCGTCAAGCGCATATTCGAGACAATGCCAATCGAAGGCTCCCCGTCCCATTCCGGATCATTGAGGCCCTCGTGACCAAGCCTGAGGCGGGGAACCTTGATCGCCGGATCGTTCTGGGCATCAACCGCATCCTTCAGGTCCTCAACCGTGAAGGTATGGGGGCCAGATGCGAGAGGGTACTCAATGCCCGTCTGAACGATCTCAACACCCTCGACGGTGACCAAATCCGCTTCCAGGCTAGGGGAGGAGGCCACAGCCCGGAGGAGCGTGTTGTGACGGTTGGCGCGAACAACGCCGGATGCCCAGCGAATTGTTTCTTGGCGTTGTTCGCGCGTGGCCATTAGCGCGGACCTCTCCGGTCATGCCAGTAGCCGTACCCGTACGGGACACCGGGCACGAACAACAGGATCAGACCTACGACCAGGAGGATCAGGCCGAGGACGTTGTAAACCGTCGCCAGCATTAGCACCAGGCCGATTATGACGAGGATTAGGGCCATCAGGAAACCAGGACGTGCCGAGTGATCGCTGCATCGCCGCGCACGTGGACACGGAATGCACCGTTCAAGTTGCCATAGTCGTGAAACGGCATCACCGGGTTGTTATCCGGCTGCTGGACGATTTCCCAGGGCGTGTTATCGCCCCAGTCAATCGTATACGGACCGTTGTAGGGGAGGGACGTCAGTCCATCGGGCAGGTTGACGTTGTCGCCCGCCTTGCCGGTGGCGGTGATCTTCAGCGACATCGTGTGCGAGTCGCCGGGTGTCGTCGTCAGGTTCCTGGGGAAGACTTCGACCTTCATCTAGTTCACCGGCCCTCCGGTGATGGGCGGCATCGCACCCATCTGCTTCCGGACGGACACCAGAACCTTCTGGCGTTCCTTGAAGACGGAGTTCTGATCGTCGGTCGGCGGACGCTCCACGCCATCGCGCGAGACGTCATCGACGACGACCATCGAGCCGGACAAGGCGTTGGCCCGGAGACGAACGCCACCGGCCTCAACCACGATCCGGTACTGCGTACCACCGCGACCGGTGTACGTATGCGGAATCGACACCGCGCCTGGTGCTCCACCGCTCGGCGCGTAGTCCCAGGCCTGCGGCGCGTCGATGGAGTTGTCACCCCAGTCGATGGAGTTCGGCAGCAGCGAGGACCAGACGTTCATCTGGAACGACTTGCCCGCATCAGGACCGGTGTCGGCCACGACCTTGCTGACCTTGCCCGCCGTGGCATTCGCCGTGATGTCCACGGCAGGACCACCCTGCGTCTCGCTGACCGAGAAGTCAGCAGCCGTCAACCCCGTCGCGATCACGTAGTAGCGTGTACCCGACTGCAACGGCTGGCCGCCCGACAGAACGCCGAACTGCACCATGTCGTTGGCGACGAAGCCATGCGCCGCCGCGTGAACCAGATTGTCCGCGGCTGTGGCCGTGATCGTCTTGGTCGCGCCCGTCATCTTGAAGTCCAACTGCTTCAGTTGGATCCAGACCGATCCCGGTGGGAAGTCGGTCACGTTGCTGGGCGGCGGTCCGCCCATGATCGTTTTGCTCACCTCATGCTCCAGTCGTAGGCGGTTGTGCGGTCTTCTGTTGCACCAGTTCGAGCGCCTGCTGATGCTGCTTGTCCTGAGTGCTTTCGGCGCCGGGAGGCATCACAGTCGGGTTCTGG